GACGATCATAGTACTAGTAAAGTTGTCGGAAACTGAAAAAGTCTCGGTTTTATCACTACTATAATAATCAACAAATGAAGTACCGCAATACTTCTTTGCAAGATCACTAACTTGTGGTACAATAATGTCAAGACGCTGATCATCCTTTTGACTGGCTAACCCTTCTGCGTTCTTGTATTCTTGTACTGTTATTAAATCTGCCATAATTATTAAAAGTGTGGGGCGATTAAGGCCGCCCCACGAATCCTGTCTAAGCTTAAATTAAGAAGCTTTGTACATGTGTCCCCATTTAGAAGTAGCACCATCGATTAGATCGGTGAAGCCAATTCTTTGTGAAGCAACTAGTACTCTGCGCTGTGCAGCAACTTCGTAGTCAGACTCGACGGTTACGCCTCTGAGTCTTGGTAATACGTAGTTTCTAGGGTTAACTGCGATAGCAGCGAATTTAGATACTGCTGGAGTAGCGAACTCGTCACATAATAGTACTCTTGAACCGAATACTTGACCAATTTCACCACTTAGTTTAGTAGCCATGTCGCCTACTAAATTAGCATCTTGGAATTCTGCATCTTCTAGTAGTTCGAAATATGTTCGTTGTGAAACGATATAAACTACGTCAGATGGGTTAACACCATATTTGCCCATGTTTTTTCTCATTGAAAGAAGTTCTGCAGCTGTAACAGTATCAGAAGCGAAAGCAGTAGCTGACTGTGTAAAATCACTGTCATTACGTGCTAAATGAAGGAGTCCTTCAAAAGCCGCACCACTTGTTCCGTATGCGCCGTCAGCATCATCACCAGCTAGGATAGCATTTTCAATACCTCTAGCATGTGATCTTACCATTGATTCTCTGATGAGAGGTAAGATTGGCATAATAGCATCTTCTTCAGTTTCATTACCTAAGTAAGACTGAGAAATAAGTTTTTTAGTTGAAAGAGTTCTTTCAGCCATAACTATACCAGCTCCGTTTGCAGGATCATAAGCATCGCCTCGTGGGTCTAAGTTACCATGAGGTGCAGAACCTGAAGCAGCTTGGTTACCTGTAAATTCAGCATAACCTGCATCTGGCAAGATTGGGATAATCATATTAGCAGAAGTCATTGGAATTTCTCTAAATAGAGGGGCCAAGACTAATTCATTTTGAATATCTCTTTCGATATTTGTTGAAACAACTTGTTCGAAATCAGCAGATGAAACGTCAACACCTGACATTTGGTTAACTTTTTCCATTAAAGATTTCGCCATTGGAGTTTCCCATCCTCTACCAGTAGCTAGACCTGCAAATTTAGCATCTGCAATGTCTTGCTCGAAGGATTTTTTCCAATCGCTGTTGTTTCCTTGTCTGTCGGCAAAGTGTCTTTTTGAATCACGAATATTCATGATTTCTTCAGACTTCTCTGCTAGTTGAGCTTCTAGTGATTTAACAACAGTCTCTAAATTAGAGTAGTTATCATTCACGCGTTTCTCAACGTCAGACATTAATTTTTCAGCACCTGTTAATCCAGCTTGGATTACAGTTTTTTGCTCTTCCTGTTTTGCTTCCTCGGAGGCTTTTTGAACTTCGACGTCAGTAGCAGCTTTTTCAGCAGCTTCTTCAGCTAATTTAAGTTCAGCAGCTTTAAGTTCAGCTTGTTTCATTGCGTACTGTGCAACTGCTTTTTCAGCAGCTTCAGTAGCAAACGACTCAAGATTAAACTCTGGGTTGCTCTCAGGAGAATTATTTTCTTTTGACATATTTGTCTCCGTTGTGGCTTTCGCCGTACTTGGCTGCTCAATTTCAACAGCATCTGCTGAATCGTCTGAGTTAGCCGTATAAAAAGTTTGCTTATGCTTGTTGTAATCTTCCATAGATCCAAATGACTTGCTTAATCCAAAGGTTGCCCCTTGGTTGCATGGCAATGAAACTACAGAGACTTCGAAAAGCTCCGCGTCCTTTATTTTATATCCATCGGTTTCAGTCATATAATCAGCGTCCTTGACTTTGAAACCGACAGAAAAAGCTCCAAGGACACCGTCTTTAATAAGTTGAGTTACATCACCAGCGGCTTTAGATATCTTTGCAGATATTTCTAAACCGTTGTCTGTAACTTTTAAATTTGTTGCACGTCCGATAGGCTTATCATAGTTATGATTAAACAAAATGATAGGATTAGTCTTAAAGTTTTCTAATCCACCTTTTGTCCAAGCATCTCTTTCTATAATATCACCTGCTCTATCGACTGCATTTGTACTAGCTGACCCTTTGATCTCTACGCCACCGTCATCGGTGTCGCCAAGTGATTTAAAAGTGCTAGTCCAGTTATAAATTCTTTCCATTTCTATTTCTCCGCTTTTTTCTTAGCCTTTGGGGCTGGAGCGGGAGTAGGTGTTGGAGCTTTTACAGCAACAACTACTGGATGTCTTTTCTTCATAGCTGATAATACTCTGCTCCAAGATCCAAATGCTCTTCTAAGCATATAATCTTTGACAGGTACTTTCGTGCCATGGCTTTTGTAGGTTGTTAAATCCATTTTTTCAACTCCTTCTTCAGCGAAAAAGTCAGATAATGCTTTAGCCATCATATCTTTTGTCATAATTTATTCTTCCTCTATTGGTGACGACTCTGGTGGTCGACCTCCCTCTTCTGGATTGACAGCAGAGCCTGCTATATTTGCAGGAACTCTTGGATCATCAAATCCGTCTACAGGTTCTTTGCCTATTGCTTCTCTTGCTTCATTTGGACTTATAATTCCAGTATTAACAAGTGTTGCATAGTAAGCTGCTTGGTCTCTCAGTTCTGGCTGTAAAGCAGGTATTCCTGTTACATCTTCAGATAGTGAGAATCCAAAGTATCGTTCTAATGCATACCCCATCTTTCTTACGATTGGTAAGACAGTTTCAAGGTAGTACAATCTGTGATTGGGTCTTATGTTTGCGTTATTACCACCGTCTAATAAGATTGGTGGTATTCCCATAGCTTCTAAAATAATCTTCTCATTTGAAGTAATAGAACTTTGGAAGTCTAATTCTTTAAAATTAATGTTTGTTAGGGTAGATACTTCTAGTCCACCGTCTAGTATAAGAGGCCGTCTGCCTCCTGTTGTTGGGTTGTACCTCATGCTCCATGCTTGTAACATTCTTTCTTTGATTTTCTCAGAAAGAGTATTTGGAGATTTAAGTACTAAACCTGGAACTGCTCCGTTTTTGAAAAAGTTGTCTTGAAACTTTCTCATATTTCCTAGTAACTGCATAGTTCTATATGCTGGTTTTAGTCTAGGTGTTCCTCTGTAAATTGAGTTAAAACTATTTTCTTTTATATGTATTATCTCATTTACTGAATAGTCTATGCTATTCTCATATGTGTATTTTGAAACAAAAGTTTCAGTGTCAGTTTCTATTCTTACTTTATTTGCTGGTAAATGGTACATATGTTGTCCATCAAAGTATATAAATATATTACCATCAATAAGTAAGTCAATAATTAAGTTTCTTTTAAAAGAACTAATATCCTGAAAAGGATTAGGTTCTACATTTAAAAGTAAATTTACTTTTGATTTACGAATATTTTTTAGTATACTATTCGTACCTAGTATTTTATCCCCAACTGCGAAGGGAATTTCAGCAACATCATCAACGATCATGTTAACTGCTCTATTGACTATTTCTAGTTGTTCGTATGCATTTTGATAGTTAGTAACGACTTCACGTGAGTCTACCGTTAAACCTTCGTTTCTCGAAATAACGTATTGCGAAGGATTCAACTTTTCTTCGTTGTCTCTTCCTAAAATTCTATCGTACCATGCCATATTTTTGTCTCTGCTTCTCGACCCAACGTTTTTGTTTCTCTGCTGTGATCAATTTGGGTCTTTTTCCATATATTGAGTGTAATCGTAAATGATGGTTATGGCAGAGGGTTACTGTGTATTCATACACTTTTTCCCAATTATCATCAATGAAGGACTTTCGAAGTGCTAGTATGTCTTGCTCATTCTCTATAGTATATTTTTCTGTTTTCAACCAAGTTTCTAGTAATTCGGTGAGTCCGTAATAATGATGAAAATCTAAGTCTATATTGCTTTCACAAATATAACAACTACTTTGTTTCTTATATTTGGATTTAGCTTTGTCTCTTACATATTTAACTAAATCTCTTTTTAATTTCATATTTCAACTCTTAATTAGAATTATACCAAAAAGTCACATCATATGTCAAGAACTGTTTTTTACAGGTCTTATTAAAACGTAGTGGCTGTAGTTTCAAATGTATACAGTGCATATCGTAAAGCATCCGCCATATGGGATGACATATTATGTTTTGGTTTTTCTTTTAATAAATTAGGATTCGGATCCCACTGGTATTGATCTAATGACATCTGCGCTTGTTTGCAAGTTTGGTCTACAATAAGATCATCATTGTCTACAATTCCTGCTACATGACCGATTCCATCTAGTACTGATTTCTTTGCATTGATAGTACTGATATCATAGTTTTGTGCGAAATCGTATCTCGTTTGTTGTGCTGCAGAGTCAATATAAATAAAATCAATATCCCATTTATCAATTAATTTTTTTATCTCTATAGCGTGTTGTTCTGTAGTACGTTCAGCATCCATATATTCGTCAACTAAGTAATATTTCTTTTTATCCCAATCGTAGGCAATAACACAAAATGCTGTTGGATCCTTATACCCAACGTCTAGTCCTCCAAAGACATCCATTTGACTAGTATCAAATTCTTTTAAATCTGCTGTACATTCTTCGTGATTAAATGCCCAAACTTGTCCTTCAAAGACATTAAAGTCTGCCATATACTCTTGATTGAATTCTGCTTGGGACATTGTCTTTTTAGCTTCTTCAATGTCTGCATCTGATACTCTTGGGTTTTCGTGATAGGTTGCTTTTATACTACACCACTCTGGGAACTCGTCTGTCCACCCTCTATAATAAAACTCTGCAAAGTAGTTATTCCGTCCACGTGGAGTAGATATAAAAATTGCTTTTGAGTTTTCTTTATCTAGTGTAGGTCTCAGTGCTACATTGAAGGCATCTCGTCCATCTGTTAGGGCTGCTTCATCAAATATAATGAGATCATAACTTCTACCAACTACTGAGTCTACCTGATTGATAGAACCCATTCGTATAGTAGAACCGTTTGATAGTTCTATAACTTTGTCTTTTGCGTTGTCTCGTGTTACCTCTAAATCAAAATGCTTGATGAGATTTCTCTGTAAGTCAAATGATATTTGGGATAATGCGTAGTTGGGTGACATAAGCAGTACATGAGCTCCAGGTACTAAACAAGTTAGCTGTCCTATAATATTACTTATGTAAGTTTTGCCTTGTCGTCGTGATACTGCTGCAGTTATAAAACGATATTTAGGATTGTTGATTGCATTGATAATTGCAGTCTGAGATGTGTTAGGGGTAACGTTTAATAAGTCAAGATACCCTTCAATAGGTAGCTTGATAAAACGAGTTTCGGGATTCATGTCCATTAAGTAGTCTTGCACTACATCGGAACGGCTTACTTCAATCAATGTAAGGTCTCTTTTTCAAATAGGTTAAAGGGGTCGTCGGACTCGAATAGTCCATGTTCTTTTGCAAGTTCTAGAAGGTAGAGATAGCCTCCGCATAAATCAATAATATTAGTTTCAGTATTAGTGGGGGTTATCCCATTAACTTGTCGTTTCTGAAACTTCTTTAATACATCTGCTGCTTGCAAGGATAGTCCGTCAAGCCATATCTCTCTTTTGTCAATTACTTTTGGTATTGTCATTATTTCCTTCGTTTACTTCCAAATCTTCTTTTTTGAGAGCTAGGTGGTCTTTTCTTAGAGCCACCTTTGCCTGCCCAAAATACTTTGTTTGCCCAATAGGCTGCGGAAGATTTACCTTTTTTGATATTTCTTCCGTGTCGTGCTTTGAAACTGCGTCGTGCTTCAGGACTATAATTATGTCCCATGCCTTGCGCTCCAAAGCGTATTATTTTCACTTTGCCACCAACTCGTACAGCTACTACAGCTTTTTTGGTTCGGTGCTTGGGAGTTCTTTTCGGTTTATTTAGTCCGCTTAGTCCTGCCCTTTTTAATCTTCCTTTTTCGCTTGTCGTCAGTGCCATTGTGAAATAAGTCCACGACTTT